GGGGTCGTTAAAACCTGCACCTTCGACAAATTTGACGTAAATATCCATACAGGTACGACCTGTGCCGGAACTATTTACGATTTCTAAAACCTTTTGAGGATAATCGTTATTTGTGCCATATCCTTTTATCCTTTTTGAGGTGATGTAAACGTTCCGCTCGACACGTGGTGCAGTTTTAGTAGCGGAAACTCTCATTATGTTTTACCTTTCTTTGCAGGTTGTCTTTTTTTGCTTTGCAGTACAGGGGGCGTGAGTGCCTCGGCAATAATTTTCTCAGGTGAAACAGGTTCAGGAACGACAATTTTTATTCCCGCAGGTATCGGAGCGCTGACCGTAATAGCAGGAATTTTGTCAAAATAACGTACCTTATCAGGATAATTTCTCATGTACCAATCACCGAGTTCATCGGTTATTGTAGCATTCGTGCAGGTTTTTGTCGGGTCGCCAAACGCTTGTAAGACGACACCACGTTTTAAAACATATTTGCTTGATGCCATGTTTGTGATGTATTTGATTTTAAAAATTGCCTCAATATAGCACGTTCCGCACGATTTTCCTAATATTTGTCCGGTCAATGCTTTCAGTGCCTCTCGTATTTTCGCCTGTCGTTCGGGCGTTCTTCGTGAACGATTATTTACATAATCCGAACTAAAAGCGAGTACCTCGTCAATGATAGTCATAGAAAAAAGTGCGGAGTGTTAGTCCGCACTTATTTTATGGTGTGCAACAAGGTGCAAGCAGCGTAGCGAGTGCAGCTCTCGTCAGGGCGATTGTGCCACCCACGAAATAGGTAAGCGGCGGCAATGACTCTTTCAGTTTATCCGATGCACCTGCCGTGAGTAACCACCCACCGAGCAATTCATCTGAGTTCGCATCACGTTCGGCAGCATTGATTTCAAGTCCGAAATCCCATCCAAGAACCTCAAACACGGTTCTTCCATTTCCGAGAATGGCATCAGCCTTGTTATAGTTATTCTCAATTATAACCATAAAACGGCTATCTACTGCCTGTTGAACCCATAATTTGGTTTCAGGCGTGTTGTCGAAAATGCGGAATACGAAGCCATGCTCCCATACCTTTTGGTATGTTTTCTTGACGAGCGTTGCTTTATGTTCATTCGAGAAGTTATACCCCTCAACGCAGTAAGCGTATGGCTGCGGCGATGTGCTTTTCAACACAAGTTGAGTGATTAACAACGAATTTGCAGGGTCAAACGTGCATAAATCTTTGTCAACGTCATCGAAGTTGATAAAGTATGCCATATCCTTAATACCGGGAACTAAGTTCTCACAGTTCTTAAGAATGCAATCTGTTATTTCGTTACATCCGATAGTCATGGTCGTCTTTTTTTACCTTCCGACCTGCACAAGTCTGTCGTCAATTATTTTTGCATCGAAAGCATCGACTGCCTCAATCCTGTTGTAACGGCTGCGTGGGTCGTAGAACGAATTGATATTGTCAAACAGAGAAGTACAAGCCATACCGATATTGAGGTTGCTTATTGTGGTGTAAACTACACGGTGCGGGTCATTCAGGGTTGTGCCATTGTTTTCGTAAGCACGTATCCACTGGTCCCACAAAGGATTTGCATAAATTGGAATTCCATCCCATTTTGCTATCTCAAGACCATTTGGCATGAGCATATAATCCTGAAATATCGTGCCGAGTGTCTGAAGCTGACGGCGTATCCTTTGCATGATTGACTGAGTCACCAAAAGAACACGGTCGGTTTGCATTTGAAGTTCTGCAGGTGCAGCATCAATTACGGCATTCAGGTTAGCATAGGTGAGCACGGGTGTTGCAACGCTGAACTGTAGCGCCGTTGTTGCCTGATTGTTGCCAACGAAGGCGGTCAGGCGGTTCGGGTCTGCGGCATAAATGGCAGCCAACTGAACCCAGAAACCGTCAAACACATTGAAAAAGGTCGGGTCAGTACCGGGCGTGAGGTTGCCGACAGGGAATTGTGCGGCGTTGGTGTCACCAAACCATGCCATGCGATGAACCATTTTGGCGATGTCTTTGGTGAGGATTGCCTGAATGAAAGCGAAAATTTCAGTTTTGGTCAGGTCATAAACATCAGTACCACATTTGACGGCGAGTTTCATGAGTGTATCGTTCAACTCATCAACGCACATGTCAATTATGATTTCCATGTATTTCGGTGACCATGTTTTTTCAACTGCAGGATTTTCGTAGCACTGCGGCACGGGGTCGCATGACTGAGCAGCCTTGCCAACAAGACCGAATGTACCGGGGATAATACCAATACGCCTGTCATTTTTGATGCCAGTAACAAGAGTATGATATTTGGAGAGTTCAGGTGCTTCAAGCACGGCGGTGACAACCAATTCATTCAACGAACGTAATTCGTCAGCCGTAAAATGCAGATTGTCGAGATTAATTGTGTGACCACACACAGGAGACGTTTGTGACATTGTTTTGTTGTTTTAGTTATTAAGTTTGGTTTTGAGTTCACGAACACGGTCGAGATTAATCTCTCCGACTTTTTCGGTTGAATTGAAATTCTTGGAGCGTTCTTCAGGCTTCCACGAATTTTTGAGGCTTGTTAATTCCGTGACAAGAGCAACCGCTTCGGCGGTCTTTTCCTTCAATTCTGTTTCGGCAGCCACGAGGTCGGGTTTTTCCTTTTCAACATCGGAAATCTTTGCATCAAGTTCGGCGATTTTTGCCAACGCCTTTTCAAGTTCTGTTTCTTCAACGGAAGGCTCTTTTACCGCCGTGATTTTACCATCGGCAATAACAACAACTTTTCCATCCGCCATTGTGAATGTGCCATCAGGCGCAGCCATGTCACCAACGGCAGGACTGCCAGTTTCTTTTTCAATCTTGAATTCCTTGCCATCCTTATCGGTGAAAGTTTGGTTAACGGCAGGCAATCTTGAAAAATTCTTAATCTTGGAAATGGCATTATCCAACGTCAATCCAAGTTTTTCAAAAAATGCTTTTTCATCCATAACAATATTATTTTTAAAATTAATATAAGCATAAGCCTTTGCGGGTTCAACGATTTTAGTGGCAAAACCGAGCATGAGCATATCTTCGGCAGAAAGTTTTGTATCCTCGTTCATGTACTTGGATAACTTTTCTCTCGGCGTTCCTGTACGCATCGAATAATATTCGGCGATTTTTTCTTCTTCCTGACGCAATGAATCAGCGATTTTCTCCAAATCCTTTGCATCATATTGGTCGGCGAGTGTATATGGTGGAATAAATGGATTATGAATAAGCGCATCTGCATTTTTCATCACCTCACGTTCCGCACCAGCGAGAAATATTATCGTTGCAATGGAATAAACCTTGCCTTCGCCTATTGTTTTGATGCGTTTGCCTGAATTAATAAGCAGGTCGTGTATCGCCCACCCTTCCTGCACATCGCCACCACGACTGTTTATTCGCACCGTGATGTCGGTTGCTTCGGGATTATCTTCTATGAATTGATTGACCATGCGTGACGAAATAGCATTCATCATGCTATCGTCAGCCTGTTCGCCAATATCGCCAAATATTTTTAAGATTGCCGTGCTCATTTTAATTGTCGAATGTGCCTGGACCGGGGAACGTTCCGAATAAATCAATTCCTGTTATAGCAGGGTCGGCATAATAAAGTATGCTAAAATCATTTGCGCCGTCGTATGTGTCGCCAAAAACATCATACGTTATGTGATAGGATATGTCCGTATTTCCGGTTATCCAATAGAGGAAACTTTCAACGGTTTCTTGTGGATATACTGTGTCATTTGGATACATGGCTTTTAAATTTCACCAAATATAGAATATTACTGACGTAAATTGGTGACTATAAAATGTCAGTTAAAATACCGTTGCCATGCGCTATCAATTTACTGCCTTTTTTTTCAAGCGCTAATTTAAGATTTTTGAAGTGCGTTTTTATTCGGCGACAAATATTCATGTCGAGGTGTGGATGGTTTGTCATATCAACGCCAAAAAGGTGTATTTCGGTTGCGTCATAATATTTCCATGCAATCACGGCGGCGACAAATGGACTACAATATGATTTAGGTAATGCCGCTAAATCCAAATTACAGAAATTATCAGGATAACCGGGAAGGAAATCAATTTTAACGAAATCAGGTCTTGTGTCCCACATGACCATTTGCGAATAAAAAGCCTTTGGCTTACAACCATTTATATATCGCAACCTGTCGGCGACAAATGTCGTTGGTGAATTGAGGCAAACGACAGCCTCGGTTTCGACCAAACGCCAAATATCGTTTACGCCAATAGATAACTCAAAATCCTCTTTTACGAATTCACTTAATGAAACGCCCAAACCAAGCACCGCTACCTTTCCCATACCCCCTCTATTTCAGATAATCCTTTTGCGCTTCGGGCGTGGCGAGTTCCTGCGGGGTCGTGTTTAATATATTCACGGGGTTCACCCGTCCAACACCAACCTTTTCCTGACGAATGACCAAGACCGGGAAATTCCTTAATTATGCGTGACGTTAAACCTTTGCGATGTATATCCAAAGCAGCCTTAAAACACGGTGCGCCGTGATGAACGTAAGGATTAAATTTAAAATATTCCGATACCTGAAGCAAATGGAAATAAGGGTGCAACATATACATAAATCCCTGATTGCGATGGTGAGGTTGTGCGCCATATTCGAACCCATCGAACCCTGTTTTTTCGAGATAGCCAACGCCATAAGTATCCGCTTCCATCATTGATAACATTTTTTCAACAGGACTTTTTAACATGATAATATCGCTATCAAAAATCAAGGCGTATTTCGTTTTGCACATTTTTATCGCAGCATCCATTCCACGACCATGACCGATATTATAATTACAAACACCAACGGTAACTATATCCGATGCAAGTGTCCGAACATAATTATAACACGGGTCACCAACGGTTGAACCGTCAATAATTATAATTTTCATGTCAGGATGAAAACTCCGTACCGATTCAATCGCTCCTTTTAGTAAAGAGTAAGTGTTGTGACTGACCGTTATTCCCGTAATATCCTTCGTAAAGTCTTGCATCTTCTATTGTTATTTGAGTTCGTAACCAATTCATGTGGGGGTCGGGTAACATATTCATTAATTTTCCATGACCTGCACCGATACCTGCCCGACCGTGCATACCTTTTATTCCTATGGCGAGATTATTTTCGTTGAAAAATCCCACCTCGCCACGCCGCACAAATTCTTGTGCATGGAGTTTTTCGTAAAATTTGAAATCAATAAATCTTTCAGCAAACACGGTGCGAAATAACCCGACCAAATCAGGTTTAATTGCAAGTTGAAATAGGCTTACATGTGATGTATTGCGGTTGACAAAATAATTACGATAATATACGTTGTAATAAACCGTGTTCATCTCACCTAATACACGATATTCGCCAAACCTCGCCATCATTCTTTCGAGGTATTGTGGCTTATAAAAATCGTCATCCTCAATTATAAAAATTGCTTCAATATCTTTTTCCTGATAATTGGCAAAAAGACAATCCAATCCAGCGGTTATATTTCGTGCTTGAGTATTCATGCCCTGTCGCCAAACAGGATAAGGATAAACTTTTAAAATCGACCAATTCGCTTTGAAATCTGTCGTTATTCCGTCTGTCGTTCGTGGAAAACAATCGTCAACAATAATCCAAACAACGTCACCCTGATATGTTTGTCTTTGCATGAAATAAGTACAAAGGCTTATTTGGTTTTGTCGTGCGCCTGTTGGTGTGATTAATGCTATCATCGTGCGTTCATTAGTATATATTCCCACATTTTCAACGTGCCTAAATCCTGTTCAAAAGTATAGAACGGTGCACCGCTTTCCAAATATATATCGTCATTAAATCCATATTCCTTTGCCTTGCGATATATTGCCGTGTTCGGTAATATCCAAGCGATGTTCACACCAATTTCCGTGATATAACTATTCTTAATTTTCGCCTGTGTGACCATAATATCCTGCATCGTATCGTCAGGCATACCTACGATGAACAAAGAAATAGTTTCGATATTTGCCTTATAAGCATTTTCTATTCCTTTTAGCATTTTTTCAACCGTTGTTTTTTTATTGCAACGGTCAAGCGCCTCTTGTGAAAGTGTTTCCACGCCTAACCAAATTTTACGGCAACCAGCACGATAAAGTTCGGCACATAAATCCTCATCCAACGACTCGGCACGGGCAGTACATTGCCAAAGGTATTTGCCATCCAAGCCACGACAAATTTCAAAGGTTCGTTTCTTATTGGCGGTAAAATTGTCATCCTCAAAAATCCATGTTTTATAGCCTTCGCTTTTCCTTTTTTCAATCTCAGACAAAACACTTTCGGGTGAACGGGCAATGTATTTGTGATGCCAAAAATCTGATGAGGCACAGAAATTACAGGCAAAAGGACATCCACGACTTGTGATAATTGAAATGCCGATGTGACCGCCGAAATTTATTCCCGAATAGTCAGGAATAGGTATTGAATTGACATCATAAAAATAACTATGGTACAAATCTTCTGCACGGATTATTTTTTCATAATTGCCGTCAATAATAGAAAGGATGGCATTCTCACCTTCACCGACAACAATTTGATTGTAACCAATTGACAACATTTGTTCAGGCATAGCGGAAGGATGGTGACCGCCACAAATCATTTTACATTGAAATTTATCCCGTAATTGTCGGGCATATTTTACCGAAAATGAGTGAAAAGAAACGCCGACAATATCAAATTGCTCGGTTGTTTCCAATGCCTGTTTCAAATTAAAAGCCTTGACATCAACGTTCCACTTTTTTAAAACTGCCTGAAGATATCCAATAGAAGGCGGCGGCAAATATTCATCCTCCCACGGATTGACCAATAAAACTTTCATTCATCGTATTTGTTTGAAAGGCGCATCCATTCCATTTCAGGATGTTTCTTTTTAAATTTATTGATATGCGGGTTTACAGCCTTCAATAATTCGGCAAAACCAAAATCGTCACGAACCATCAACCCCGTCCAATTCGAAGGCGTTTTTAAAAAATAAACATGAAATCCATCTGAATTAATCATATCATAATGGTTCACCCTTGCTCCGGGTTCAGGCTCACAATCGTGAAATATGATTAAATCGAACCTATCACGCAGGGTATTGATAGCGATAGTTCTACATGACTCATAATTATCAATGAAAAGGAGACGTGGGAATTGATTTGGAATTGAAATGGAACGATAATAATCAACTAACGGCGTTGCCTGTTTATCGAGGTCGTGAAATATCACTTCGACATCATATTTTTGCCGTATCAAATCAATCCATTCCTTATCGTTTTCCACACCCAAATAATTATGTCCTGCAAACAAAGGGGTTGAATTTTCGCCAATACCAAGTTCGAGTATGAATTGCGGTTTAAATAAATCGAGTACGCCTTTTATCATTGGTTGATGTGAAGCCCATTGCCATGTTTTTCCTATTTCCATTTTATTTGTTTTTAAACTATCGTCAAACACTATACAATTACGTTCGATGTCAGCAAGGTCATTTGGCGAACGCAAACCATATTTATATCGCCATGCACGATATTTAGCATCCCATTCTTCAACTGATTTTGTGACATAATGGTGAATGACCGCTAATTGCCGTGATGAATCAGTCCATGCGTCAGGATAAGGCTGAAAATCCTCGTTTACAAGTGGTCGTTCAGAAATACAAAAATGTGGGTGGTGGACTTTCACGCAATATTTTCCATGAATTATCGTTTTAAGGTGAAAACTACCGCCATTGAGAACCCATCCGCATTTGTCGGGCATACGCCAAACATAATTATCACGGACTAAACCTTTGGGTTTATTTACATGACCTGATGTGCCAAATATTCGCCAATTTATTCCTAACCCACCATAATCAGTATAATTTTCAAGCAATTCATTGATGTTCGTATGTTTTTTCAGCACAATAAATTCATCGACATCTATTCTCGCAATCCATTCGGCGTTGAAATTTCGTATCGTATCATTGTGACAATTATCGTCAACCGAACCTTCGAATTG